TCCTTTAATAGTAACTGTAGAATTAAAGTTTGCAGCACCATTGACACTAACTGTGCTTTGTAAATGTGCCGCACCTACAACTGTAGTAGTACCGCTTACATATAAATTACCACCTATAGTGGCATTTGAAACTGATATATTACCTTGAACAACAGCAGTGATATTACTTAAATTAGAACCATCTCCAAAAAATGCTGAAGCACATACTTTAGAACTTACATGCACATCTCCTTTAACTGTAACATTGCCACCTAATGATACATTACCGGCTACATCAAGTGTGCCACCAATACTTGCATTACCTGCAATCGTAGTTGTACCACCTATATTAACATTACCTGATACAGATACATCATCTTTAAATGTTCCTGCTCCAG